ACTAATACAGGAGCTTAACATGCGTAAAGCAAAAGAAAAAGTATCATTCAGTAAGTTTTTCCCTGAAGAGAATCAGTTTGTGAATTTACAGGGAAACTATTGGGATCACGATAACTGGGAAGTTAACGTAACTCTTAATAGTGGATCACGAGATCAGGTCTATTTGTGGGTGACAGAGTACGATAAGAATGCAGATGCCTTCTTGAACGAGTTAGCTACTGCAGTATCAAAAGCTCAAGAGGCTATCACTAAGTATCGATCACGAGCCAAGGTAGAAGCTGCAGCTGCTAAGGTTGCTAAGCCAGCTAAAGCCACACCTAAGAAGAAGAAGTAAACTGTGTTAACGCTTACAGTGCCTGAGTTAAAAGAGCGACTAAAGCGTTTAGATGAGGTATCTCTTCTGGAGTTATTAAACATATCTTCAGAAGAGCTTGTCGATAGTTTTAGCGATAACATTGAAAACAATTATGAGAGCCTCTGCAAAGAGGTAGACTGGGAAGAGACTGAATGACTAACAAATATCAAATGACACCTTATAACACCTTCATTGCCAAGAGCCGTTACTCACGGTTTCTCGATGATAAGAATCGTCGTGAGCACTGGGGTGAAACTGTAGCACGTTACTTCGATTTTATGGAGAAGCACTTAGCTACTAAGCAGAACTACACGCTGACTCCTGAGCTGCGTAAAGAGCTGCAAGATGCAGTAACACACCTGGATGTAGTGCCTTCTATGAG